TTATGCTTTGACAAAGCCCTCGTTGGTGATTTTATTTAACTTTGCAATATCACTGCTAACGATTACCGCTCTCAAGGCTTCCGACTTCTCATTGTAGCCCATACGTTGGGTTTTCAAATAAAAATCAATATCGTTATGGGTGATACAAAGATTGCTTAGACTATGTGGCATTCTCGTTTGGTTGCACGTCATTGTTACGTTGTTGCCGTTAATATAAATAGTGTAGCGGTCTGATACCAATTTCATTTTGCTGTCCTCTTTGCTGCCCCATTTTCAGGTGGGCGTTGGTTGGTGTACGGACAGTATCGCTCTACTAACATAGCGTAGCCAGTCGTTTTTGCCATTATTAATGTCCGATGCGACACGCTTTTGAACCTATTGAAACCGAAAAATCATATTATCCTCGTACTTATTTTCATGGTTTACTTGGGATTGAATCGTCACCCGTTCAAATCCACCTAGGCGCTGCCAATCGTCGCCATCCAAGCGTTTTAGATAATCCAAATAATCAAGCAGCTCGCTTTTGGTCGAACTAAAGAAAATATAAGGTGGACGGGTCAAACTCATCAAATACAAAAAATCTACCATCGCAAAGTACTTCTCCTGCTTATATGCCCCTTGCCCCGTATATAGATAAGGCGGGTCAAGCAAAAACAGCGTATTTGGCTTATCCTTATAGCGAGCCATAAGTTTTGTATAAGACTCACAGGTAATCGTTAGCCCATCTAAATAGCCCGTTGGAGGCTCAAACGAGCTGACCCGCACCGTGTTATAAAAGGTATTTTGATATAGCTCCTCAAGCGTACGAACCTGCTTACCGCTGAATAACAACCATGTAGCAAGGCTCTGCACGTCGATGTAGCCATCAAAGTCATCCAGTATGTCGATCACCGCTTGCTTTTGGTCAGCAGTTAAGGCTTTTTGGCGGGGGATGGATTGAAGCTGTTCTAACAGGATTTGGCGTAGCCGCTCAGTATCATTGATATTGGCGAGGCGGTCGGCATAGCCGTCCCAGTCGTTGTAGATGACGGTGGCTCTAGGTAGTAGGCGTTTGGCATTATGAGCCAGTAAGCCGCTACCACCGAATACATCAACCACTGTCCAGCCCGTGCCATCACCGCTGATATTAGCGGTAATGACTTGGCGAAAGGCATTAATAAAGTTACGTTTCTGCCCGATAAATGGCAGAGGTGCTTTGCTGTAGATTTTGTCCACGAGATTCTCCATTGTTTGTTTGAGCCTCGTGGACTTCTATAGGTTTGGCGTTCATGACGCTCGTAAAAAGGTTGATTTGTTTGCAGTGACGGCATTTGACTGACAATCGATTAAAGCCATCTGTTTTTAGCAATTTTTTACCACAGTTTTGACAAGTTAAAAATTTCATATTTCACCTAGTGCAATCGCATTTCATATTATGATATCCTTGCACTCTCTCAGCTGAGGGGCAGGGTCTTTGCTTTGCGATAGGTGCGGTTAATTCGTGCTATCAAAGAGAACGGCTAACTATGCCAGTAGGTAGCCGTTGCCCTGTTTCAATATTGATTGTTTTAGCTTTGATAATTTTCTATGAAGCCAATAGTAGGTACAGTCAATGCCGTTCCGTTAGTGGCAATAATTCTTAGCCATAGTGGTCGACCATCATCAATAGAAACGTAGTCATTAACCACATCTGCAATCTGTTCACCGTCAATTTTGGCAATAGCGCGAATTGTAGTTGCATTGATTATCTCTACATCTACCGTAAATATGCCAGCCTCGGGTAATGTTGTTCGAAACTCAGGATAGCGACCAGTGCCTATGCTAATTGAGTTATCCGCCTGACTTAAATTAATATAATAGCCACGGTCATACTCTAACGTATCGATATTGACGGGTGCGGAATCTCTATCAAAAAAACCATCAAAAGCAATCATAATATTGGCATTAGGGCTGGCTAGGCTAGCTAAATCAATCGTAAATCTTAATTTGTCACCTACTTGATAGCGGTGCGTCGCACCATAGCCATTACTATCTGTATGCCAATTGACGTAGTCAGTATAGTATCCAACTGGCAGGGTGCCAACACCCTGATAAGCAAACATACCGTCTACAAAAGTGCCGTTGTATAGTGTCCAGTTGGCTGCGTATGACGTTGAGTTCGCAGGTGTATTTGTCGCATCATCAGAAGATGATATTGCCACAACCGCTTCACCCATGACGATTAAATCTGCTTCATCGATTTGGTTATTGACATCGAGCTTCACCCACACAGGCACGCCGTAGTTATAAGCCGTTGGCTCACTGAGCTTATCAGTAACAAAGGCGGATTTATCGGTCGGCTTATCCGCCCCGATGTTGATATGATAGTTTGCAGCCGTGTTACAGCCGATAAGCGTGACATTGCCTGTAGATACCTGTTGCCAAGTCTGAGTGATGTTTAAGCGTTGTGTTGTTGCCATGATAGACTCCTTGGTCTTGTTTGAAAGATAAAATAGATTAAGCGGTACGTACCCAGCGACCCACCACCACAAACGGCTGCATATTGTTGTGGGGTTGGTCACCGCCAGTATCACGAGAGCTTTGTAAAAACATACTGTCGGCTACATCATCATTTCTATAAGCTAAATCAGCCGTAACATTAACACTATCCCAATCTATATAATCAGTTAGATTTTTCCACAAAGGGTCGCTTTTTTTAGCTCTGACATCACCATTATTAGTCATAAATGATTTATGCGTATGTTTTGGCATTTGTGCTTCTGTGATTGTGACTTCCTCTTCACCACCCATTTGACCAAGTGCATATTTACTAGACTTAGCAATGGTTACACGACCCTCACCATATTGCTCCCACGTGCCGTACCCCATGTCTTTAGCAACAGCTTCACCATTAGCATAAAGTTTAACCGTTTCAAATAGCCCACCTACAGGTATCATATATTGGGTAATCGTTGGGGCTGGGATTTGTTGTAAGTCTTTAATCATCTGATAGAGTGATGCCAATGACACGGTTTCACCATTGGGGATTTGCCCTTTTGCCTTATCAATTTCAGACTTCAAATAAACCGTTCGATTGGCAAGCTGCTGATGCGGAATATTATCAATGCCATTTTCGCCACCTTGCACGGGGTCATTGGCTTCAATTTGGCGAATTTGTTCTACCCAAATTGCTTGTTCTGTGATTGCTACCATTGTGCGATTACCTCATCATAAAAATGCGTGCCATCGTGGTTGATGACGCTATTGTGGTAGATATTGTTAAGATTGATTGATGCTAGCTTACAGCGTAGCGGTGCGACATCGGTCAACAATGCTCTGATACGCTCGGCTTCGGCAGTGCTAATTCGCTTTTGCATGAGCAGACGATAATGTGTCCAATGCCCATCTGCCCCATAGCGGTGATTGCTGTCATGGTTTATCATGCCGTCATGCTCATAGTAGCCAAAGCGTTCTTGCAGTTCGCTGTCGCCATAACCAAGTAACTGCAAGGTGCGCTTAATCGCCCAAGGCGTGCCTTTGTGGCGGTGGATTTTGATTGCCCCTTTTATCAGCTCTCGCTGTTCAGCCTCACCTTTGGCAAACTCCCAACCATCACCAATCAGACTAAAATGGTCGGCGAACGCCATCAATGCCGTGGGCGTAACGATATCAGTTAGGATGACTACTACGTTTTGCGGCAAAGCATTTAACCGTTGCAATAGGCTTTCAATTATCAAAAAACGCTGATGTTGCAAAGGGCTTGGCAACACGCTATCTTCGATTAAATAAATATCATCAGCCATTTTGCCCACCGCCTAGGCTGACATTGAGTTTGGTACAGTTTGCCCATTGATAAGGTTGCAAAATCATAGGCTGATTGGGGCTAATGACTTCAATTTGCCACACCCCATCACCGCTTAGGCGGTCGATGATTTGACTAGGGACAATGTCACGCCCAAGTTTACGCTTGAGTTCATCAACATAGATTTGAGCCTTAACTTGAGCGGTTGCTAATACGCTATTGGGGTCGGCAATGGTCAGTGGATAGACTTTGATATCAAGTTCAAAGTTAAAGGGTTGCCCCCCTGCCACATGAACTAGGTCGGATAATGGACGTTTTTTCTCATTGCTAGTATTGGCAAGCACACGCTGGATTAAGTCATCTGTAACAATCCCATCAGCGGTCAAGATATGAATATAAATATTGCCATTCTCGCCACGCAGGGCATCAGCATCAATGATTTGGCTATCGGTCGATAAGGTGTGATAAATATAGGCTTGGCGTGAGCCTGTGGTAGCATAGCTTTCAGGGGCTAATCGAATACGCTGTCTTAGCTGTTCATCAGTTTCGTTTTCCAAGCGAACCACACCGAAAAAATCACCAAGATAATCGAGCATCACCCCATTGGCAAAAGCGAGTAAATTTTGCTTACCTGCTTCTTGGATTTGAGTACGAATCAACATCTCACGGTAAGCAATGACATCCAGCATGATACGGTCAGCTTGGGCAGGATAGAGCGTCTTACCGCTCAACTGCTCGTATAATGCCACCAATTCAGCGGTGACTCTATTAGCATCACGCTCGATAAAATTGGGTTCTGGCAAATTGGCAATCGGCATGACTAGACTCGGTAAGTTAAATTCTGTGGGATAAGGCTATCAATCGGCGTCCAAGCAATATTAAAGGTTGAACCAGCGAAGCCTTGTTGTTCATTAAACTGGGTGGCTGTGATACGCACGCTTTGAATGCGTGGCTCATTTGCCAATATCGCATCGGTTGCCTGTGCGATAAATAGCGGTGCAACCTTCGCAAAATCACCATCAATTAGCTTTAATGCATCACAACCAAACTCAGGTCGGTGCGGTACAGAGCCTTTATTGGTGGATAAAATAATGCGAATCGCTTGTTCCACATCGGCAAAGCCTGTGACAATGTCATCATTATCTAAGTTTGGTTGCCAATGAGTGGCTGAAGTAATTTTGGTCATAAAGCTATCCGCATTATTCGTTTTCGCTAGGTTCATTCAGTTTTATCAAGTTAAAGCGTTACATAGCAACCTCCCAAAGCTGACCCATAAAAAAAGGCTCTATCATTCAAGAGCCTTTATCATAAGTGGTTGGGTGCAACACTGATTTTATGCCACTTTAAGTATTAGCTAGGCGTGTCGGTTCTACTTTCGCCCCGTTTCGTACCGCCATGTTTATGACCCAAGAAGGAAATACCACCGATAGTGGCATCCCCTGTGACCTCAAGCTGTCCATTAATCACCGTATCACCATTAATGGTGGTTTCAGCATTGACGGTGGCATGGTTACAGCTTACCGTGACATCACCCACCGCCGTCACGGTCAAATGATGATTATCGCTGTCATAGTCAATGCGTGTGCCATCATCAAAGACTTTGCTAAACTGATGCTTGTCGGCAGGGCTATTGTCCACGTCACTCAGTACCGAGCCAAGGCATAAAGCCGACTCACCATCGTCATATAGCAAGATAGCCACCTGTTCACCCTTGACAGGGGGGTCAAAGGTTTTGGCGGTTTGGCTACGAGCGGTCAGCACCAATGCCCACGGTGATAATATGTCATCCATATCGGGCAGTTTGGCTTGGATACGTAAGGGCTTATATTCGATATTTTCCACCATGCCATACACGACTTCGGTCATCGTTTATCCCCTGTCTTTGCCCCATCAATGCCCTTAAACTGTACTTCGGTGGTGTAGCCTGTGCTACGGCTAATGCGGTGTACCGCTTGTTTGATTTGGCATTTACCATCAAAGCGTCCGAAGCCAGTCAAATCAAAATTACTGCCAGCGGTCAGCCGTATATCACCATCAAGGCTAAATTGTCCCTCAAGCCCTTTGTCATTGTCTTTATCAAGGCTAGATTTTGCCTTACTATCGGCTTCAGATTGCGTATGAGCTTTGGCTCGGCTGTTGATTTTGTCATTGCTATGCGTTGCCATGTTGTTTACCTCTAAGGAGTCACCTTTGCTTTGATGGTTTGTTTGGTTTTTGGGTTGTGGCTGGTGACGGTGGCTTCTTTTTTGACCGTGCGGATTTGTTCACGCACATACCAGCCTGTGTACATTTGGGTGCGGTCAATGGTAGCGATACTACCAGCAGTTTTAAGCTCACTAATTTTGCTAAACACAAGGCGTTTACCGATGACTTTGACAATATAGCCGTAAGCTTCGGCAAGGCGTTTGATAAATGCCAAATCGGTTTCTTTTTGGGTAACCCGCTCGATGCGTAACGGCTCAATTTTACCTTCCACCGTATAGCCAAGGCTGGATGCGGTAGCTTTGATAACACCATCCAAGGTTTGATTGTCATAGGCTTTGTGCTTTGTGGTACGTACACCATCGGTTACACCTGCCGATAACGCACGGATTTGCACCGTATTCGGGCTGTCGTTGACCGTAATTTCATCCACTTCAAATGTGCCACAGTCTAATAATTTCTCGCCTTCATAACCAATGGCAAAAACAAGTGTCGCCCCTTTGGTCGGATACCAGTCGCCCATCCATTTACGCTCTTCATCAGCGAGAGTGATGTCAAGCTCGTCTGATTCACCTGTCAAATGGTCGGTGAAACTCGCTTCAATCAAATCTTTAGCGATGTCGATGGTGGCGGATTTGTTATTGTATAGCAGGGTAAAAGTTGGTTTTTTTATCATGCGTTAATCCCTTAATCTAATCCCTTAGCCACGGTGGTATCTCACTTTTGGTAGTGTTATTCACCGTGATAATTGGGATAAATACAATTTGACCTGCTTGTAAGGTCGCATTGATCGGCAGATGCCGATTTGCCGAGATAATTCGCTCATAGCCCATTGGGTCAGCATAATACTGATAACTTAACGTGTCCCAACGGTCACCATCACTGGCAATGTGTTGTAAGAATTCACGATTTAACCCCATAACCGTAACGCCCCCTGTCGTGCCAATGTCGCATATAGCACTTGCTCAGACTGCATTTGCCCCAGCACCGCATCGATGTTGCTACTATTTGCCGCAGGCAGTGTGGTGGGTAATGCGAATAAAAACTGCTGTTCGTCAATGTCATGCAACGCTTGATTGGTGGTACTGATTGCCATATTCAGCCCATTATAGTCACCATGCCCAACTTCTTTGATCGTGCGAAGTAACGCCTTGGCACGATGCTGGGCGATTAACGCTCGCTCAAGCTGTTGCAAAGGTTGCTCACTGGGCAATAACGTGGTGACATCATCGGTAATGGCGGTCTGTATGGGCTTAGATTGACTAGGGTCACGCACCGCAGGGGCTGGTGGTTTGATAGTTGGATCACCACTGAACTCAGTCAACGTGATATTGGCATCAATAATCAGCGGTCTGCCGTTGTCCGCCGTTTGGCTAAATGTCACATCGATGTCGTCTAGCGTGACATAGCCCTCGTATTTGAGATAGTCAAACACCAATGCGACAGGTAGCCCAGCATTTAGTACATTTTGTAGGCTTTCAAGCACCGTAGCAGGGTCGCAAAATAGATAATGTAATTTGAGTTGCAACCGCCATTCACTCAAGTTTGCCCCAATGCGTTGACGGCTTGGCTTACCCAATGCCTTGTCATGCTGGGCAAAGTTTTGGCTAAATTTTGCCCCCACACCTTGCAAAATACGGGTTTGTTTTAATTGAATATCGCCAAGATTGGTAATCAAGCAAATGCCCTCCGTCCACGGTCACGCTCGACACGCTCCAGCATTGCCAAAAACTCGCGGTAACCCGCTTGCAAGCCTTGTTGCACCTGTCCCGACACATCGCCACCGCCACCATTAACATGAATGGTTGGGCTAAAGTGAATCGTCCCTGTACCCATGCCCCCTGTCACACTTTGGCGACCTAGCACTTTGTTAGAGTACTCGGTCTGTGATAGACGTTTTGCCATTGCATCGCTGGCTTTTACTGCCGTCGGCGTTTGTTGTCCGATACCGATAGCCACCCCTTCAGCGATATTACGACCAAAGCCCATAAATACCCGTGATGGTGAGCGAATCCCAAGCTTACTGGCAAAAAATGATGACACCGTATTTGCCATCTCACTCATTTTGGCTTTGAGTTCGCCAAACTTGGCAGTAATGCCACCAATCAAGCCTTGAATCATATTCACGCCATAGGTTCTAAACCGTGCTGGCAATCCCCCAAGATAACCCATCACCGCAGCAAATGCCGATGTAAAATACTGAATCGGGTGGAAGTTGGCGATGACCGCTTTGATAGCATTCATCGCATTGGTGGCGGTGGTTTTGATACCCGTCCAAAGTTCAATAAAAAATGCTTTGATAGGCGACCAGTTACGATAAATCAGCACCGCTGCTGTGATAAGTAGCCCTATAGCGAGCCCCAACGGATTCGCCATCAAGATAATCCGCAACGCTTGAAATGCCGTACCAATCAAGCGTAAGCCACTAGCAAATCGTGCCGCCATTGGGGCAAACCGCCCCAATATCGCCATACCACGCAACACCGCAACGCCAGCACGCAGACGGTTGAATAATGTCACCGCACTGGCTATCGGCTTGACGACCGACAACACCGCAAAACTCATCCCCCAAAACGCCACTTTAGCAACGAGCAAGCCACCCACGATTTTGACGATACTTGCCACCAGTTGTGGATTTTGTTTCGCCCAGTTGCCAAAAGCAGTAATCATCGGTTTCACCGCTACCAAGGTTTGATTGACTGCAGGGAGTAAGGCATTACCAATCGTCACCGCCATATCGGTGACATGAATCTTAAATGACTTCATCTGCTCTTGAGCCGACCCCATGCGTTTGGCATAATCCGTACCGATTCCGTTATTGTTTGCAGCGTTTTGTGAGCCTTGTTTGATACGGTTAAATTCGTCTTTATTGCCTAGCATCGGACGAATAAAACTCATCGCCTGTTGGTCTTGGAACAGCTCACCGAGTTTGTAAGTTTCTGCAAGACGAGATACTGCCATCTGCCGTTCTTTATCGTCCTTGATGGACATAGCTTTGGTAAATTCAGCAGCAGCCTGTGGCGATTTTTTACCGATATAGTTTTCAATATTGGTCATCATCGCTTGCATCGGTGTCATACCGTCTGCAACCAAGGATTTCATTGAGGCTTTTAGGTCAATGCCTGCCTTGTCAAAATCTTTGAGCGTGTCAGGTGACGTGAGTTTGGTTAAGAAATTGCGCATATTATTAGCAGCTTCATCCGATGTACCAGCCCCTTTACGGGCAATTTGCAGACTCGCGCCAATTTCAGCCACCGCCTGCTCACCTTGTACACCTAAGGCTTGATAGTACGGTGTTAAACTCGGTAGCCACTTTGCCATATCCTTAACTTCAAACTGTCCAGCTTTACCCGCATAGCCAAGCATATTCATGGCTCTATCCCAGCCAGCCTCACCAATACCAAGGTTGTTTTTTAATGCAACCGTGGTATTACCAAGGTCTTCAAACGATGCACGCCATGCGGTAGCGGTTTGGGTCAGTTTGGGTGTATAGGCTTCGATTTCTTTAGCCGAGCTAATACCGCCAGCGACCAAGGTGTTTAAGCCAATACCAATATCATCAAGCGTTTGATTATATTTGAGAGCCGAGGCTCGCACCGTCTCGCCAATTCTCACTTGCTCTTTGGCATTCCAATCAGCGGTAATAGATAAGTCAACAATGCGGTCTTGAAACTTAGCCGCTTGATTGATTGCCATACCCACAGGCATAGCAAAGCCGGTCAATTGGGCGGTGCTAGACACAAAATTCGCCCCAGCACGGCTGTGTAATTCATTGATTTGGCGACCACGCTCAATCGACTGATTGAGAAGATTTTGGGCAGATGTTACCCGATTAATTGCCTGCCCAATACGGTCATATTGTTGCTGCATTCGCCCAAGGTCAGCATGGGGGCGAGCCAGTGATTGAGACATGATAGTGCCTAACCGCTGTTGCCGAGCGGTTAGTTGTTGCGCTGTCCTATCCATACGGCTTAAATCATTATTCACGCCGTTTAATGCACGCCCAAGGCTGCCATCGACGACCGCCCCAATGCGCACAAACAAATTCATATCAGCCACTGTTTTTCATCGCCTTGTTCTGTGCTTCTATTTGAGCATTTGCTTCATCCACCCAGCCAAGAAAATCATCAATAAGCATATCGTCAATCTCACTTGGCTGGATATGAAACCACTTAGCCAGCAGTCCCTGCAGACTCTGCCACTTGTCCTGTGGTATTACTAAAATTAAGTTGTTGAAATCGACTGCGTACCGCCGTGTAGTCAATCATCATCATCTCATCCAAGTCTTCGACTACAAGGTCACACGCCATCGCCACCATGATGGTTTCGGTTTCGGCATCATCACCGCCACCTTGCTTTTGAGCGTTTTTCATTTGACGCACATTGATTTGTTTGACATGAATTTGTTCGATGGGTACACCTGCTGCCGTGGTGAATGGGTGTTTTAAAGCGATAGGGGTTAGTATTTGTGGGATTGGGGTTTGTTTTGACATAAAAAAATCCTTAACCGTTGATGTTAAGGATTAGGATAAAACTTACGATAACTTTGTGATTTTATGCTAATTTAAGGGTTACATCCCCAAATTCTCACGATACTCTTTTAGCACATCTTCCCCATTAAACTTCAAGATATTGGCAAGTGGGTCGTACTCAATCACCTCATTACCATCAAAAATCTGCTTAAAATAAGTACAGTTAAAATCATACTCAGCATCCACATTTTTAAGCTGCTCAAACTTACCTGTCGGAAAGTTCTTGAAGTTCACCGTCATGAATGTCACCAGCGGTACTTGTCGCAAGATGCCTTGATTGGTATGCACCTGCACATTGCTACGCAGTTGTAGCTGTTGCGACTTAAACGGCGTAATGCCTTTGGCGATTTGGGGGTACATACTGTTAAACTTCATCTTGCCTTCGAGTTTATCCACCCCCGTGGTCGGCAAGTCCATCTTACCCACCATGCCCATCGCCTTAAACTCTTCAAAGATAAACTTGATATCAGGCATATCCACCGATTCAACCTTGCCGAGCATATTATTACCGTTCAAGTAAGTATTGGCTTGGGTGATTTTATGCACTTCAATTGCGTTGGTCGCCATTACACGCCTCCCATGTTCACAGATTTAAGATTAAGCAAGTATTCACCTGTGACTTCACGCTCATAGGTGATACGTTCCATCGGGAAGATTGGCGTAAACTTATAGCCAATGGCAATCTGCCCATTCGCCAATTGCACCACTGGATTGCGAGCCGTATCAAAGAACGTCTTACCATCGACCACCGCCCCACGCATAACGAGCAGACGGATATATTCATTGGCAAACTCAACCATGCTATCAATCTGAGCTTGCTTGATATCACTATCCACGAACGGTAGGCTTGACTGGTGCAATGATTCTTCAATCATATCCTTGGTGCGTTGCACCTGCTCAAAGTTCTCATAGCGGTTATCCACAGGATAGGCGGCGGTGCGATTGCCCCATGTATTGTGGCTTGTGCCATAATCTTTAAAAAACGTACTAATCCCAGCCGAGTTGAGTAGATTCACCTCGCTGTCTTTGTCATCAATGCGAGCGGTTAGCAGACGCTCAAGGCCTAATGTACCAACCGTTGACTTATTGGATGCGCTTGTCCAGTACCCAATTGTACGGTCAACCATCGCTCGGATTCCTGCCCATGCGATGGACGCTGGCTCTAGACGCACGCCGTTGTTGATAGGGTCAAACACTTTGCGGTGTGGATAGCAGATACGCACACGGCTTGATTGGGTTTGGTAGATATCAAGACCTAACGGCATGACATTACCACGGCTTGCGACCGCCTCAGTCGGTTTTAACCCCAGTGGCAAATCCACATACGCCACGGCTTTAAGACGATTTGCCATTGCCTCTAACGCCCCTGCCACCGCAGGGATACTGCTAAAGTTAGGTGCAATCAAGATTTTGGCATCGAATCCATAAATCCCATAGCCATCCACAAAATGCTGGATACCTGTGCGTTTGCCATCATCCAGTGTTGTACCGATGATAGAGGCTGTGTCAGCACTAGCACCGACATTGACAACCATCACCATGCCAGCCCCTTGCTCACGCAGTGACTTAAGTGCAGCAGGGATAGTGTGGTTACTGGTGATTTGTCCAAATTGGGCATCATCGGTGGAGTTTAGGCACAGGGTAAGCTCGTTCATCACGCCTTGGGGGGCTGTGCCGACCAGTCCGATGACGCCTGATTTGACTTCACGTACTGAATACGTGCCATGTTTGATATCGATAGTCTCGACACCGTGTAAAAAATCGGTCATTGTAACTCCTTAACATTTGAAATGGGTTTGATTAAGCATGGGATTTGCATAAATTGTAACTTTGCGAGATGTGCTTGCAGCATAAAGTCGCCATCATCATTGCGACCACGGTCACGGTAGCGGATTTTGCCGTAGTCAGATTTATGCAAGCCAATCCGACCGCTACGCCCATCAGCTTGCCATTCGCTTTGTTTTGTGATTAGCAAGGTATTAGGTGGTAAAGTCAGCAAAGTTTGGTGTAAGTCATCATCAATAAAGTTATCCGCATCTAAGTTAAATAACACATCGCCTATGGCTTTATTGTGAGCGATATCTTTGACATAGCCACAGCTCCAGCGGCTACCGTCAGCAAAAATCTTATCCTCGTTATGCTCAATCACTCGTATGCGACCATCACTTAGATAATCCGCATAGTTGGCTTGTAAATATGGTTTAACACTACCATCGTTATACGCCACGATGACTAGCTCAATCTCGCCACATTTAAGGTATTGCGTATTGTGTGGCAAGGTTTTAGCTAGTTGCCAAAGTCTATTGTTACAAGTGGTGCAGTAGCTTAGTTTCATGTGACTGGCGGCTTAAAAGCTTGCAAAATAAAGCTCATGGTATGCTTGTCATCATCGTACAAAGCATCGCCTTCGTGTAGTCGTTCAACGGTATTACTTGGGTTTACATAGGTTAGTACCACGGTGACTAGCTGAGTTGTAGTTGGATATAGATAAGTTAATGCTGAGCTATTGACAACCTCCACCAAACCATAATCTGCATAATGAGTTGGATTATAAGTGACCCCATTAATCGTCAAGTAAAACCCATAAGGCGCCTCTTGTGTACCTAGAGGTACATTAAATAAGCTAACAAAAGCATTGGTGGGCAGAATAGCATCTTGTACTAATAAGCCTACATCCACCAAGCGATTGGCATATTCATTATCATCATGCTGCACAGGGTATGGACTCTCGGTAGGTTGCCACACTGTCACAGTGTCATTTTCGCTAAAGCCTGTCACACAGCCGAGGTATTCATAGTTACTCATGATATTTCCTTCTAAATTTCATTCACTGGTAATGTCTGCACCAGTACCAACTCAGTAGCAAAGTCCACCCCATAAAACCATAACCCTGCCTCATGACTATCAAAAAAATCTTTGACAGGGTACAACGGCTTGGTACAGTTCACAGGCGTATGCCCTGACAGCATAGCAAGTACCCAATCCACAATTGGCACAGCCCCGTAGCGGTCGTGTAGATTTCTCGTCACAATCGTCACCGTAAATACCTGCTCACGGGGGCGTATCACCGCAAACGTATCATCATGCTTTGGATAGTTTGACCGTGCATAATTAACGAGCAACGCCCCATTGGCATGATTGAGCCGATAGTTCGCTGGCTTTTCGGGGTAGTATTCCACCGCCAGTTCATTGACTACTTGTGCTTTGAGCTTGGCGACGATGTCATCAATCACTAGCTTAGTTAAACTAATTTGTGGCATTGGCATTAGTAGCTATCCAATAAATTGTTGTTAAAAATTGACTGATTATTTCGGCTTGGACGTACTCGCACTTGAAACTCTGGCACATCCGCCACGATTTGCCCTTGGTTTGGCATGTTGGCTGGTATGCCAATACTGACTTTGCCATCTCGGATATTCTCAAGATTTTTCACTGCTACCTTACGCCCTTCCACCACCGCAGGGGGCAAATCAAACCCTTCAGGACGGCGTTCATACAGCATATAGCGAGCGATTTGCTTGGCAGATTGCTTCACCAAAGTCGGGGTAGTGGCAAACGGCAAGGTGTAACGGTTACGCAAATAACCGTCCACCTCTTCACAGGCTTCACCGATGATGGCAGTCACCAGTGCCACGTCAATTTCACCTTGTTCAATGCTAGGGTTATCATTGGATAACTCTAGCATCACATAGTTAGGCACTAGGGTTTTGAGTTCATCAAGGGTGAAATATACCATTACTGATTACCTGCTTTGTCTTGCCGCTTTGCCATATCATTCGCTGTCAATAACGCTTCAAGGTCGGCGTTTTTGGCAGCCGCATCATGAGCGATACCACGCTTGTCCAATTCGGCATTAAGTTCGGCTTTGGTGAGTTTGCTATAGTCCATAGGTTTGGCAACTGGCAAATCAACAGGCTCAGCTTCGAGTGTTGCTGGCTTAGGGGATTGTTCGGCTGGCTGTTCCGTTGGCTGTTCAGGGTGCGTGACCGTTTGGTCTGCCAGTTGCGGTTTATCCGTTGGCAAGTCTTCTGCCACAGGGGCAACCGTGTTTTCAGCTTTGGCAAGGTCAGCTTGAGCGTTGGCTTGAGCGATTTCGTTATCCGTTGCAGTACGCACATAGCCTGCTTTTTCCAAAAATAGTTTGGCGTTACTGTTTAGCGTGACCAAGTCACCTTCTTTGTAGTCCTTGCCATCATGGCGGATTGCCGATAATGCGATACAGGCAATCGTGGCAATGGAGATATTACGGTTTTGCATGATGTTTCCTTCATTTTTTGTAGGGTGCGTTTCACGCACCGCTTGCACTTGTTTTTTTGAAGGTGCGTAGAACGCATCCTACCGAATGTTTAAAAAATTACGCCACGTTACTCATCAAATAACCTGCATGAATCCCTGCAATCACAGGCACACGCTCATGGGTGACAGGATAAAAGTAGGTCTTGGCGTTGTTATCGTAGTAGTTTGGTTCGGCATACGGATGACCTTCCATGCTATAGGTATAACCAAACGCAGGCATTTCTTTATCCAGTTCAGCTGCCGTTGGCGTATATGCAAGCACCGCATCATTGCCCCACACATCGACTACTTTGTTTTCGATGTCATCCCATTTCACTGCTTTACCCACCACCACATTGTCAATCTCGAACAAATCAGCGAGCATGGCAGCGGTAATGGCTTTGCCGTCTGCGGTGATGGTTAGACGTTTGGCGATAGCAGGGTGGTCTTTTAGTGCCTTAAAAGCAGCAGGTGACAACACCAGTGTGTTCGGGTCAGTACCACAGCTTTGACGGATGACCTCTTTGCCTTTTTCGATATCACCGACAGGGTTAGAGCTTGGGTCAGTCCATTGGCTTGTGCCTGACATGGCGACTTTGTTACTGGCAGGATAGTTGTTGGGGTCACGAGCGATATTGGCTTGTTGCACCTCAAGCGGTAGCATGATGCCACGCATGGCTTTATTGACGGCACGCACGCCCAGTTTGATAGACGGTGCGGTTTGTTCAGCATCACGCAAGTCTTCACGTGGCACTTTACCCTCTAGGCTGTGTAGCTCAAGGGCATACGGCTGACCTTCGTAGCCGATATCAATACGTTTGGTGTTGCTACCTTTGGCACGCTGGGTTTGATAGACGATGAAGTCACGCTCAGTGAACATTACTACCTTGCCACCTGAGCGAGTAACAGGCACGGTTGGGAATAAATAACGACCCACGTTTTCAGCAAGCACAAAGCCTTGCACCACGGTGGTCAATACTTGGTCGATAACGACATTAGCCATAAATTTTCCTTTATTGGTAGGGGCGTACCCGATACGCCTAAAAATGGGTTTTCAAAAAGGGCGTAAGGATTACGCCCCTAAAAATCAGATTAACGAATTAGCACTTCGGCATGACCATTTGGGTTAGCGTCATACAACACCACGCCCAGCAGTTTGCTCACATTGGTGGCATAGGTATTGGCAGAGACGATTTGCAATACACCGCCATCAATAATCACCAAATCACCTTGTTTGACCGCACCCACCGCAATCCCTGCCAAGTTCATACTGGCAGTACCGATAACAGTGATGGCGACCATCTCACCTTGCTTGGCATCGGCTTGTGTTACCCCAATCGGTGCTTCACCCGTGGCGACCAGTCCGCCAGTAGCGGTTACCCATGTGCCTTTTGGCGTATCTTGGGCAACTTTGACGGGTAGGTTTAATAAGGCGATGGCTTGGGTTGCATTGCTGTTATAGTTTTGGCTTGGCATCATTAACCTCCAAGTGCAATCGCTGCAGTGACATAATCGACTTTATTTGCCTCAGCATACGCTAAGATTTCTTGATGTTTTGCCATGCTGTCGCTATCGACCTGTGTGCCTGACGGTACATTCACCTCAAAGTTTGCAGGTTTGGCAGGTTTACCAGCCGATTCGCTAAATAAATAGCTAAATGCCTTACCATCGGTGGCACTCAGTTTATCTTTGACCGCTTGAGCCAATGGCTTTTTAGCATCACCTTCACCAAACTCGACAGGAGCATTTCGGCTATCACGGTCAAGTGCATCCAAGATTGCTGATACCAGCGTGGTATCTTTTGGGGTGATTTTGCCGTCATTGGCTAGGCTTTCAGCAAAGTCGGCATTGGATTTTTGGGCAGCCTCAATTTGGGCATTACGCTCGGCTTGTTCTTTGTCTGCCAGTTGCTTTTGTAATTCAGCAATTTTGGCATCTTTGTCATCTGTTGCAGGGGCGACAGGTGCAGAAGTTGTTGGTGTTTGGGTCGTCACGTTTACGTCCTTTGGTTGTGGTTCAGTTTTAGGTGGGGTTTGATGGTCAGTATAGGGTTGTGCGATTTGCACAGTTGGCGTTTGGCTATCTTCACCAAACAAAAACGCCTTAAAGCCTTTGACGAATTTGTCAAATCCCGAAGCGGTCATCTCATCCAAATGCGTCGCCGTCGACGCATTTGCTTGTTTGTCATCAGCTTCGCTAAAATCAAAAGTGAGCGTGACCGCATCGTCCTGTTCACTAAACTCCACAGGTGACAAGCCTTTAATCGCAGGCGGCTCTGCTCCCAAGAATCCGACATGGCGCAGGTAATACACGCCTTTGACAGGGTTGTTGGGTGAGTTTGGTGGATAAAAAGAAGCCGATACTTTTTTGTACGAGCCAGCTTTGACTTGTTCTGAGAACTCAGTATTGACTTGCTCAGGGGTGGCGTACAAATTGCCATTATTTGCTGACAGATTCTGCACCCAGCCATAAGCAGGGGCATCAGTTTTTGGGTGACCAACGACGATTGGGGCTTGGTGGATATCAGGGTTATAGGCAGATACCGCCATTGCTAGGTCAGCTTCGCTAAAGGTGAGTGTTTGACCGTGGCTGTCGGTATGTGTACCAGTTTTAAAGATATGAATGGGTTTCATCGCTTTCCTTTGATAAAAGGTTTTTCATAGTAGCGATGATAAGGTTTGTGCTTGGGATTTGATTTTAGGGTGATTTAAGGATTGTTTGGCTATTTGATTGATAAAATGAAACGTCATTGCATGACGTGGAATAGATGGTTAGCATTGACGTTCACTAGGGGTTTTGACGCACAATAACGATATCGTTATCAACAATAGGAGTTATCATGTCCGACGTCACCGCATCTAGTATCAAAAGTAATGCCACTTTGATAGGCTCTATCGACTTAAATCATCACAATAGCATACCTTTGTTTATCCATACATTGTCAGCTGGCACACCTTGTCCTGCCAGTGATGATATTGACCGCATGGTGGATTTGAATAAGTTATGTGTCAAACACCCAACGGATACGGTACTGTACCGTACAGGGGGTCAGTCGATGAAAGATAAGGGAATTTTCGATGGCGATTTACTGGTGGTGGACAAGTCGATTGAGCCACGCAGTGGTTTGATTGTGGCAGCGGATTATTTTGGTGAGACGTTGGTTAAAGAGTTATTGATAGATGATGATGGGGTTACTTTGATTCCACATAATAGAGATTTTGAGGATTTGTTGATTGAGTGTCCTGAGTATTTTAAGATTGTGGGTGTGGTGACGTGGGTGTTAAGTCGTCGGTTTTAATCAGTAGTTTGATAGACTCGTATTAGCGTTTAAAAACGTTCATAAACACCTTGTGAGATAAAAATGCTATGAATGTACCATTCGACACAAAACCCGCTTAAAATGCAATTTTAGGCGGTTTTTAGATTAAATAATTTAGGCGGAAAATATGACAAATGAAGTGAAAAATAATGAAGTTAAAAAACTTAGAGAGGTAGATATTTTAAAACGTGACTCTAAAGAAACAATGTGGACGAATATTATAGGTGTCTTAGTCACTATTGGTGTTATTATTCTGAGTATTCTGTTATTAAAGTACAACCCATTCAAAGCATATATTGAAACCAAAGACCTAGGAGGATATTTGTCAGGGGTTTTTGCACCTATCGCATGGATATGGTTCATATTAAGTTACAGATTACAGCTTATTGAGTTACGAATGCAACGTAAAGAATTGGCAGATTCAGTCAAGGCACAACAAGATTCAGCAATTGAGCTCGCTAGACAAGCTGAAATATCCGATAAACAATCTAAAGCTTTAGAAAAACAACTAGAAATCGCTACCAAACAATGGGAGTCTTTTGTTGAAAATTTAAAAGGTAAAAAACCATTATTTGAACTCAAAGCTGACAAATCTATTTTATACAAACATGGCTATAAAGGTAACTTGGCTAATGGAATCAATGTGCAAACTCCTGCCATTACGTCCTTCACTGATTTTATATATTATTTTGAAAAACAAATGGATATTATCAATATTGCAGGTAACTGCACAATAAAAAAGGTCGTTTTCAGAACCACAGAAATGCCTAAGGATTTTAAGTGTTTTACTCAAATTTATATTGACGACAAGTTAGATAATTTTTATCAAATCAAAATTCTGTTTCTTCCTTTAAAAGATCATAAGGATGATTATAAAACTCAAAATTATCTAGAAAATATTGTTCTGAATGGAACACTAGATATTTTTTATTCTTTTGCGGATACTTCAAGTTTTGATACTTATATTTTTGAAGAAAATCCAAATGATGGATTTTTAAAACTTCAAAAAGCATAAAACTTTAAACTTGATTCCAATAATCCACCACCATTCTTTCAAGCACAGGCAAATCTCTCGCCCCAATCCCAAGAAACGGACGGGCAGGAATCGTCCCCCACGGTATAGGGTGACCCCGTCTATCACGCCCAAATGCCCCTTGCGCCGCCCCAAAATGCTGCGTCTTGGCATACACCATATTCGTCCCCACCGTCACAGACGCACTTGCCACCTCATAATGGATTGACCCCATCAAGCTATGTGTCAGTATTAAAGGACGTTTGCTCATGATACGATTCACGCCACGAGCATTGATGCGTCCATCTTGGCGATGGTGGCTATTGCCAAGCAGACGAGCAAAGGTTACAGGGCTATTGGCAGCCCAACGCTCGCCATCGGGACTGGTGCTACGCTCAAAGTTTTGTAGGGTGCTGTTCGTCATATACTCACCCATGCTAGATAGCAAAGGCGTTAAGTTATGTCCACGCTCGGCAAGTCTTAGTAGCTGATTGCGTACTACATCCGCCCCTTGTATGTCGACTGTTATCATACGTCGCCCTGATGCTCAATCTGTGGCTCAATGCCTTGTTTGACTAGGCTGTCAATCAGTGCAGCAGCGATGGCTTTACTGTACTTACTATAATCAGGTCGCCATGTACTGCCCACCGCATGACCCCAGCCGTCATCCGCCCCATCAAAGCTAGGCGTTTTGCCCACACTCAGATTTTGTCTATCCATATCAGACCGACTCAGGGTGATGACATAACAGTGGCAGCCCCAGCCATTGGGTGGATAGTTGACACGCCACCAGCTATCATCAGCAGGCAATACAAGGTTATTGAGGCGTTTGTGATTAATGCGTGGGTTTTCGATGGTGACATGGCGGTACTGCCAGTATGGACGCATTTTCATCACCATAGGGTCAGTCATCTGTTGCCAACGACCTGCCGCATGACTGGTGCGTAAATTGGTGCTGTAGATGATTTGGGTGCGCCATGCTTTGCCTTCACGACTATCCGAGCCTGTCCAGTTCGCCCAGCCACGTTTAGCGACGATATCATCAAAGCGTTTGCGAAACTGCCCAATGCTCTCACCATCATTAATTGCCTTTTGTACCGCATCGTACAAGTCTTGCAGTAGGTCAGCTTTCATCGCCCCTGCCACCACGAATGCCTTATCGTGTTGGGCAGCGGTCAAGTCCTTATAACTTTGCGTTGGCAGTCGCACTTTTTGGGCAAAAAACGCCACCTGCTCTTTAAACGGCAAATCAAAGGCGGCTTGTACTTTAGGTAGTTCTTTTGATAAATCAGCCATCAGATTCTACTTTCACCTCAGCCATGCCTGCCAAATGTCCTGCCATCAGCCCCATCTGCACCACATCCACCAGTTTATCCGTGGGTAGCTCGCTAAACTCATGGGCGATTAAGTTTGGCAAGGCTTCAAGGCTTGGGGCATTATCGACTAGGTGCTTGAGCCGTAACAGCCAGTCATTAATCATCGGTTGGGTATCGCTTGCCAATTGAGCCGTGGTGTCATTGGCGTAATCCCTACGGGCAGGGGCAAACTCACTAAACGCGAGATTATTTTTTGTCGTTGTTTTGGCGGTAGCAGGCTGTGCGGTGACTTCGATTTCATCCTCAGCAAAGCCCAGATGACGGGTATAAAACGGCTTTAGCACCGTTGCCCCTGCTTGGCTTGCCTTGACTGCCAAATCAGCGAGCATGGTTGTTTCGTCATTCTCTTCCCACATTGACCACACAGGCATGGTTTCATGCTCACCGATGTTCAGGCGTACCACATAGCTTAGTAAATCATTAATCGCTTCAGCAATCATCTCACCATCGGCATCACGGATGTCTTCAGTGACTTCCAGCCCGACTTGGGCGGACGCATTGGTGCTGTTAGCTTCACTCGATTGATTTTGCCCCAGTAGTGCCGTGTTGATTTCGCCACGGCAGTATTTAAGCAGACGTTCAAACATATCCGCCGTTGCCCCTTTGCCAGCCGCTTCTAGAATTTCCACCGAGCCATCATTGGGAATTGCCGCCACGCCATCTTGAGCCAATGTCTCTAGGCTATCAAGGATGGCATTAATTTCAGGTGCAGGGGTCTGCCGTGGGTGTTTACCGACAATAAAAGCTTGACCGTATTTATCGGCAAAGCGTAGCCAAAACTTGAGTCCACCTTTGCGAAACACCGCCATCCAGTACACGGCGGCAAGGTCAGCCACGCCATACGGATTGTCAAAGGTGGCATCATTACGAGCCAAGACAAATTTCATCTCAGGCACAGGCTCTAGGTTAAGTTGGTTCGCCCCCTTAAAACATAGGCGGTTGTCATTATCAAAACCGAACCATTCAGGCGGTTTGCCAATCACTTTTGACGGTAGCCACAGTCCCCCATTATTACGGTCTTTTTCCCAATACACTTCGGCAGGGCTATAGCCAAACCAAGCGGCATTGTGCAATTCACGGATGAGCGAGCGCAGATTGATACGTCCTAGCACCTGTTCACACAGAGCCATGACTTTATCGCTGGCAGCGCCTTGAGTGAGTCCATATTCAAGTTTGACCACTGCCGAGCGACGTCGTCGAGTCGCCCCTTTGATAGCGGTATCATTCATGATATCTCGATACACTTCGATATCTTTGTTAAGGCGTTTAAGCACAGGGTCAGGATTTGGCAGTGAGAGCATCATGCCACCAAAGCTAAACTGCACTCGCTCACGGCTCGCTATCTCTTGGGCGATGGCGGTACTGGTATCGGTTGGCAATCGGTTCGCCATCAATCATATCCTTTTATTATTCGTTTAAATCGTTGCACAAAGCCTTTATTAGCGGTTGGGTTGTAGTCTTTTTCACCAGCATTCAATGAGCGAGATTGAATAATCAACTCACCATTATTAAGATTGCGTTGGGCGTAGTGCATCAGAGCGAGAGCAATCCCAGTATCGCCATGGCGTTTTTGTTTGTCCTCACCCTTGTTTTTGGTTGCTGGTAGTTTGGGTACACCGCCAATGACTTCAAAGGCAAAGAGGTCAGACAAAATATTTTCGTGCTGTGGAATATCGGTGAGCATTCCATCTTCTAATGCCGCCTTGAACGGTGGCATGTTGAGCGAGTACCATGCTTGTGATAGCTTAATCATCTCAACTCGTGACGAGCCGTAGCGTTGCCATGCTTTTTCGGCATTTGCCGCACCAATACCACCAGCATCCATCGCCATGCCCATCAGACGAATGCTATCGCAGATATAGTTGAGTACCTGCTCTTGCTGACTGAAGGGGATGTTATGTAGTTCAACGATAAAGGCAGTGCGTAGCTGTAGTCGCTCGGTCTCAAATCCTACAGGGTATGCAGTTCTATCGCCATTTCGCCCGTAGTCTGCTCCCACGTAGCACTTAGCGTCTTGGGGCATACTGGCAAGAATTAAATCAAGGTTATCGTGACACCACGTTTGGCAGTCCAGCTCACGCAGGTAGTCCGGCAATAGATTGAACTCATCTTTTTTCTCATAGATGATATAGGGCGTAGCAAGGCTCATGCAGCTTTGGATTAATGCCCGAGATAAATATTTACCACCACTGGCTTTGGGAATACAGTTCAGCTCTTCATCCACGTTATCGGCATAGATATCACGGATACTGTTTGCCCATTCAATCTCGCCCTCTGCCGACCACGTCTTACCCGTTTTTAGACAAATTCGCTGGTATAACCCTTGCTCAAGGGCTTCATCAAAGGTACATTCATGTAGCGTGTACGGTTTACGCCCCGCCTTTACGTCTTCGATAAGTACATTAAACGGATTTGCCACGCCATTGTGCGTTGAGATAATCCGCACACAACCGCCCCAAATCAGCAGGGCAAACGCTGCCTTAAGTAGCTCCGCTAGGTTGTCATGGAACGCTGCCTCATCGATGACCACACGCCCTTGTTTACCACGCAAGTTACGAGGGGCAGACGATAGAGCCGTGACCCGAAAGCCACTGGCAAACTTGACGGTATAGGCAAGGATGGATTTTTTCTCATCGCCATCGTCAAACACTTCCTCATGCTCTTCGATTTCCCCAGCCACAAGGTTATAGTATTTTGCCCAGTCCGCCACATCACGGATAAACTCTATCGCCATGTCTTTGGTATAGCCGATATACCAAGTGTCCTGCCCATTAATGCGAGACGCTTCAAGGGCGGATTCGCCAGCCTCTGCCCATGAGCCACCGATACGCCGTGATTTGACAAAGATTTTGACAGGCGACTGGTCAGCCACCCACTTTTGCTGATAGGGTAATAGAACGCTGGGTGTACCTGCGGTAGGTTGAACAATGGGCATTTGTTTCAATCTGCAATCCCCAAGATTTTTGCACGGATTAAGTCCGCCGTTTCATCCGACAGCCCACCCGTTTTGACGATGGTTTCCACTTCTTTGGCTGCCATTTCGGCTTTTTCTCGTACATCAATAGCGTGTTGTTTTTGCAGTACCGAAGCCTTAACGATTTCAGCAATGCCTTTACCTGCTTTAGACAACATTCCAATGCGTACCATTGGGTCAATATTGCCATCCTCATCATCGGTGGCATTTTGAAAATCGACAAAGGCGTTAAACAGTTCAGTCTGTACCATCGACAGCACCGCCTGTGAACGTGCATCGCCATCATCGGGACTGGCTTCGGCTATCATGATTGCCGCTTGGGTAGAGGCTTGCACCGCAGCTAATTTACGCTCCAGTTTTTGCCCATAACGATGGATGGATGATTTGCCAATCTCATATCCCAAGTCTTGTAGCCATTGTGCCAAATCGACATACCCGTTAAAGCCATTTTCAAACAGCTTATCATCAAGCATTTTTTTATGCTCAGGGCTAAGGCGGTCAATCGCTGTTTCACGTCCCATGAATGCCCCTTAACGCATAATGAGTACAGTTGTAACTACATAGCCAACAACAAATCCGACCACGCAACCGCCAAGGAAAACACCTACATATTCCATAATTATCTCCTAACCATTCCAATATTTGACAGGACGTGCAATCCCCGCATGACAGTCCACGGTATATTCCACCACGTCCACGCCAAGGCTAGTCAGGCAGCTATGCCAGTTACCCTGCGGCTTTTTATCAATTTTGACCAGTTGTCGCTGTTCTAGGTAATCAAGCTGTTGGTGGATTTCGTTGGCCGTGGTGTCCGCATAGATAGAGCGCATCACATCAAGCAGCAACACATCTAACGCCCCAATTGGACGGGCTTTATCAAGGGCATTCATCAAATGCCAGCGCATAGCCTCACGGCGGGCTTTTAATAGGTCAATGCTCATTTGTTATTCCTAGCTTTTATCTTTGGCAAAATTCGTCAAGGTTGTTTGTACCGCATCAATTTTCGCTTCGACCACGGTAAACGAACGGACAAAGTCCTCTTTGGCGACATACTCACGGGGCAGGTCAGCTTTGAGCATAAGTAGGTCACGGTCGAGCTTTCGGATAGCTTCAGACTCTTTATTCATGTTATCGTTGACCTTGGCGATTTCAGCTTTTAGCCCATCATCACGGTCTTTTAGGGCAGTTTCGACACGCCCAAAGAAAGCACGACCAGCCCCAAAGATTGAGCCACCAATGGTGATAGCAAGCATGATGGCTTGATAGCCTTCTAATTCAAGTGTCATTGTCGCCCTTCCTCATGTTCTTTTTGGCAGTTGATACAGCGTGTTGCCCACGGCACATATTTTTTACGTGTTGCCCCAATCGGCTCGCCACAGTCCACGCAGTTAGTGTCCGTAGTGGCATCGTGGTGCATGGCTTGGATTTGACATTCTAGCCAATGCTGTGCTTCGTCATTGGCTCTATCGACGATATCATTCATAGTTTGAATGAAACCCCACAGGTGTCTTTTGTTTGACAAACCGTAGTACCAAGCCACACACAGCCACGATAGCGATTAGGTTTTTTTGGATAAATAGGGGTAGCAATGCCACCACTTCAGGCGGTAATGGCACGGTTGCCAAGAATACGATTAGCATAAACGCCCAATTAGAAAACCATTTCCAGCCTGTTTTCCACATCGGCACAAGTTCAAATTTCATTTAGCGAATTCCTTCAAGATAAACGGTTTTATTAGCACGTTTCACAGCCGTTAGCACTTGTTCACGTTGGCGACCATCTCGTGACTTATAACCGATATGCACCCAACAAGATGGCGACTCAGGGAACTCAAGGATAATTTGGTCAAACTTAATACCGTTTTTTTGCAATTCTTTAGCAAGGTATTCAGCGATAAAACGAGGATGCCCAAAACTTGGAGCAGTAAAGTCAATGGCAAAGCCCACGCTGTGAGCGGAGGTTTTGCTACCACCTACGGCATTGTTGACTGCCAAAGAGCGGTAGCCACTGCTAATACTCACAGGTTTTTTTAGCAGTTCACGCATCGGTTGCCAAAGGTTTTTGCAGGCTTCAACGAGGTTTTTTTCGTGTTGTTCAGTTGGGGTGTTATTGATACCCAAACGGACAGCGGTGTTACTATGGGTCAGTTCGGATAGCCAAAAGTTGGCGGTGATTTTGCGGTCAGGATTTGCCATAAAAAAGTCCATCTGTTTAGATGGACTTAGCATAAAGTTATGAAGGGCTATTTTATTTTATGGTGATTTAAGGATTGAATTTAGAGATTCCATATAAACCAAATCCAAATGCACATCGCAATAGATAAACTCGTCATACAGCAAAATTTAGCAACTCTCATTATAAAATTTCGGTCACTTGGAATTGCTTTATCATATCTTGGCTTTCCTGTTAACATGACTGTTTTTCTTTGAATCTCTATGCCTTTTACAAATCCCATTTCTGTTTTAACATCTTGATATAGAAAAACCGCACCAAAGATAACCCCTATGGCATTAGATATAATGGCAAATTTAATAAGTAGAAGTTGCTCACCTTGAAAGTTTCCTTTAGCTAGTTGAGTTGTCATGACTGAAAAAACACCAGCCGCTATTGCTACTATCCACTTAATCCATTCAAACTCTTTCTTAAGTGATTCATTGATTTTATCGAATGCTTGTAACTCAAGTTTATCTAAATACTCTTTATGAATATCATAATTTTGACAAATAACCTCAAACCCACCTTCTTGGCTCATCAGGTACTCATAGTCTTTTTGTAATTCAGCAAGTTCTTTTTTTGACATATTATTTGTGCTCTAGGAATTTTTAAGTAATTTCATAGTTTCAGATATCAAATTTTTTTGCTCAATTGTCAATTCACGATATAGCAAGACTATTTTATGTTCCTCCTTACTAAGTGCCATTTCAAACATGATTTGCCCCATTAGTTCAGTCTGGCTATCTTCGCCAGTGAGTAGGTAGTTCAAGTTTGCACCAGCGGTGACAAAGGCCTTTAGTACTCGTCCACCAAGTACACTGTCACCACGTTCTAACCGTCCCCATTGAATACGGCTTATTTCGCAAATATCAGCAATTTGCTGCTGGGTGTAGCCAAGGCGTTTGCGTTCGGATTTGATACGTTGCGGTGTGATAGTCATAGATTAGGTTGTTATTGCTGGCTTGCCTCGTCATAGCTCAATACAACCAAGTTCTCACACTTGGCTTTTGATTTTAAATAGTCTTGTTCTTCTTGATTTGTAATAGCTTTAAGGCTCTTGGTATGCTTCATCAATTCCATTTTCATAGCCCCAACATAAATATATAAATCCCTAATTGCAGTATCACACTTTGTATAAGGGTCTAAAGCAGGGTCATCTATCCAATAACCTTTATTTTGACCATCACCCAATATGTAAGTCTGTAAACCACTTTCCAGCTCAGTCATTTTAGTTTTATCGTTATTTTTATATGCTGTCCGTGCTGTATTTTCCTCTGTCTTTATTTTTTCGTACAGATTCTCAGCAAATTTTTTTGCCTCATCATTAGACATTGTATTTTGCATTGTTGGGGCAGAGGCTACAACTTCCTGTTGTTTTGGCTCATTGCCACAGCCAAATAGCCCAATTGTCAAAACTGATAATATCAATTTTTTCATACACTAAGCCTTTTTGAAGCGTGACCTAAAATATTTTTGATAATTTGGGTTTCTCAAGCACGAAAAAATGATAATCGCACTAGCCAGCCAAAATGCAAGTGCAGTAAATCCAAACCCCAACGACAATTGACGTGAATAGTCTAAAACTTCATTAGCAAAGACACACAATACCCATGACGATAGACTCAAAATCAATATAATGTAAACCATTCTTAACTCTACTTGACCTGCTTGTTTAGCAAAAATCCTAGCCGTTTCCAATAGGGCTTTTTGTTGTTCAGGGGTCATCATAGAACCCAACTTTTCCATTTCTTGACCAAATTGGCTCATAGCATCATCCTTATTTTTATCAATGCCAATATGTCCGACTGATGTTACATTTGAGCGCTCACCAGTCAAAATGTAACTAATACTTGCACCAGCTTCCCCAAAATTTCGCAATGCTTCACCGTCAAATTCAGATGTTCCTTTCTCATATCTAATCCATTGCTGACGGCGTATTCCGCATTTTTCCGCCGCCTCCTCTTGGGTCAAGCCCAGTCTTTTACGCTCTTCTTTAATACGTTCAGGTTTAGAATTTAAAAAAGTACGATTCATAATACAAAACCCTTGACAATGTATGATACATCGTACATTATATGCCTATCCAATGAAACATATATGACTATTTAATGTTCCATAAATTCAACATAAGGATTCTATCACATGACTCGAAAAACCACTACACCCAAGCCAACTCAACCGACAACATCCGTCGCACAGAAAACCCCTGCTGACATTTTTCGTGACAGCCTTACTGCCAAAGGCATCACGCTCAAAGACTGGGCAGAAGAGCGTAACTATAATCCCGAATACTGTAGCCGTGTGCTATGTGGACTGGTCAAAGGCAAACGTGGTTTGGGTCATGAGATTGCCGTGGCAATGGGTATCAAATCTCAAGAACAATCTGCATAAGGACATCACCATGAAAATCAAATTCACTCAGCAAATCAGCGGATTCACCTTGCTTTATCTGTTTGCAAGCATCGTCCTTGGCACACTGTACTTTATCGAAAAAGCTGACAACAGCTATCTTGAACAACGCTACTATCAATGCAGTGGACGTTTTTACTAGGAGGTAACATGGCAAACGCAACTATCCGAGCCCTAAATATCATCAAAGCCATGCAGTCATCTACTTTTGCAGGGATTAGTGTTAGCGAACTAGCAAAAAGACTGTGTATTCCACCTGCCAATGTCTGCCGTGACCTTGACGATTTAATGGAAGTGGGCTTTGTCGAAAAGCGAGAAGACGGACGCTATCAGCTATCAATCGCTTTACTACAAATAGCGATTAGCTACCAAACCGAATACAACCGCATGACCCGTCGAATAGCAGAAATCAACGACAGAGTTTACAGAAACAATTAGGAAAAACAATGAAAGACATTACACCCACACCAGCTAATCAACTAGCTATTGCAACTGCCCGTTTAGCAGAGAATCTTGGCTATCAAGGCAACCTTACCATTGGGACACTTGAAGACGAAATCCGCTTTTACCAACAACGCACGGTGGAAGCGTGCCTTGAAATGGGTAAACGCCTACTAATTTTGCGTGAAATGTGTCCACATGGTGAGTTCGCCAGTCGCCTTGAAATACTAGGTTTTCAACAACGCACTGCCCAGCGTTTTATGCAGGCGGTACTCAAATTCTCAAATACGTCGACGTCGACGCTTTTGGGCAAAATTGATAGCCAAAGCAAATTGCTTGAACTTATTACCCTTGATGATGACCAGTTAGAAGCGCTGAACAACGGCGAAAGCCTAGGCGAAATCACCCTCGATGATATCGAAACTATGTCTGTCAAAGAACTACGCAAAGCTCTCAAAGAAGCCCGTGCCGACAACAACGCCAAAGAGGAATTACTCGCAGGCAAAGACCGCAAAATCAACGAGCTTGACAGCAAACTAACGGTACGAAAACAACCTGACCAATTTAAACAAGTGCAAATCGAAGTCGAACAACACATCAATGACGAACTTGCCCAAGCCAGTGCCTCAGTACTCACAGCGATTAGCCAATTTAACGCCAAAGTCGAGCTACTTACCAGCCAAGCAGGGGAAAACTTTTTACCGCATCTAAAAGACAAAATCCAGCAGGACATCAGCGTTGTCTATAACCGCATCGCTCAAGTTGGCTTTGAGGTGGGTGTGGACTTAGAGATTATGATGAAGCCCGACTGGTTAGACACAGATAGCCAACCTGCCGATATTCCCGATTTTGAATTATCCACTTACACCGAAGCCGATTTAGACAAATAGAGAACCAAATGGATACCGCTACTTTAGACTACTTAAGACAACTTGCCGACAACATCGACAAAGCCAAACATGGTGAGGTTACGCCACTTATCGACAAAGCGGCGGTATTTCTCAACTGCTCCAACAAACAAGTCTATGCCAAACTCAAAGAAGCAGGACTAAGCCGAAAAACAAAATCAGGCACACGCAAACCTAGAGCTGATAAAGGCAAAAGCACTATTACCCGTGAGCAAGCCGAGTTAATTGGTGGCATGATTTTAGTTGCCACCCGTGCCAATGGCAAACGCATCTTGTCGGTCAAAGACGCTGCCGAGATTTTGCGAGCCGATGGCAAACTGCCCGACGTTGACACCACCACCATTTTGCGGGCATTGCGTGCTTATCATTGCCATCCCGACCAGCTTGCCACACCCACAGCTCACACTCAGCAACGTAGCCTACACCCCAACCATGTATGGCAAATTGATGCGTCCGTGTGTGTATTATTCTACTTGCCAAAAGGCGGCTTGGCGGTCATGGAAGAAAAAGAATTTTATAAAAACAAACCGCAAAACATCAAACGGATTGAGAACGACCGTGTCATTCGCTATGTCATCACCGACCACTACAGCGGGGCGCTTTACCTTGAATACGTCACAGGGGCAGAGTCGAGCGAAAACCTGATTCATGTATTTACCAATGCCATCCAAAAACGTGACGGCAACGACCCTATGCACGGTGTACCCTTTGGACTCGGTATGGACAGAGGCTCTGCCAATATTAGCGGTTTTTTTCTTAACTACCTTGAGCGATTAGGCATTACCCCAATCGTCCACGGCACAGGCAATAGCCGTGCTAAAGGCAGTGTTGAAAAGGCACAGGATATCGTCGAAACTAAGTTTGAAAGCCGATTAACTTTTTTAAACGTCAAATCCATCGACGAACTAAATGCCTACGCAACCAAATGGCGTACCCATTTTAATGCCAACGCTATCCATAGCCGTCATGGTCACACACGTAACCGTATATGGCTCACCATCGAGCGTGAGCAGTTACGCCTAGCTCCAAGCGTTGAGATATGCCGAGAACTGGTTACCACCAAGCCAAAAACCATGAAAGTACGTGGTGACTTGACCGTCACTCACACCATCAAAGGCTATGGCAACCAAGGCTACGACTTGACCCATATTCCACAGATTTACCCACGGGCAGACGTTGAGATTGTCGTCAACCCTTACCGAGTACCCGATATTGACGTGCATTTTAACGGTCAAGTTTATACTGTAAACCCTGTCACAGTTGATAACGCAGGCTTTGCATTAACTGCCCCTGTCATTGGCGAAACCATCACTGCCAAACCCGATAGCATGGCAGACACCAACCGCAAAGCCATGCTAAAAGCCGCCTACAACGCCGACACCGAAGCACAGGTGGACAAAGCTCGCAAAGCCAAACAAGCCGCTTATGACGGTGTAGTTAATGCAATGGCAGACGTGGACAACAGCCACCTTGACGGCAACGTGCCAACGGTCATCACCCGAGCGGGCACGACCATCGACACCACCGCCCATGTACCAAGCCGTGAGGTTAAACCATTGACCCATGTCGAAGCGGCTATGCAAATCCGTGGCATCTTAGGTGATGGTTGGACAGCTGACCATTACAAGGCAATGCAAGCCCAATACCCCAATGGTGTCCCTGTCAGTGACATCGACACCATCATCGACCGTATCCGTGATGACAAACCGATTAACTACCTAAAAGTGGTGAACCAATGAACCTAAAACAACTACTCGACACCCACGGCATCAAGCAACGCCGACTTGCCGAAGCCATTGGGCTAAGTACCGCCACGGTCAATAACATCGTTAATAAAGGCATCTACCCCAAGACCATTGCCCGAGCTGACATTGACCAACGCATTACCCACTTTCTAGAAAAAAATCACATCGTAGGTTGGGTGGAGTGTGCGACACCCAACAACGAAAACGCTCAACCCAAAACTGAAAACCAACCACAAGAGGACGACCTTATGCTACTACGCAAACAAACCCTGTCACAGACTGCCAAAAAGCAATTTGGACTATTCACCAACCCATTCACCAGTGACATTCGGTCAGCCGATGAGCTATACCAATCCAGCGACACTACCTACGTGCGTGCTGCCATGCACCACACCGCCAAGCACGGTGGCTTTATTGCAGTGACAGGTGAAAGTGGCGCAGGCAAAACCACCCTCAAGCGTGACTTGATTGACCGCCTAAAACGAGAAAACCAACCCATTATCGTCATTGAACCGTATGTGTTAGCCGCTGAAGACAATGATATTAAGGGCAAAACCCTAAAAGCCGCCCACATCGCCGAAGCGATATTGAACGCCTTAGCCCCGTTAGAGAATGCCAAGCGTAGCCCTGAAGCCCGTTTTCGCCAAGTGCATAACGTGCTTAAGGAGTCGCACAAAGCAGGCAACAGCCATGTGTTACTTATTGAAGAAGCCCATAGTCTGCCAATTCCAACCTTAAAGCATTTGAAGCGGTTTTTTGAGTTAGAAGACGGTTACGACAAGCTACTGGGCATCATTTTAATTGGACAAAACGAACTGGCGTTAAAGCTATCCGAGCAAAACCCTGCGATTCGTGAAGTCGTGCAACGCTGTGAAATCGTCACCTTAGAGCCGATTGCGCCTAGTGAATTAGGGGCGTATTTAACCAAACGCTTGGGCAAACACGCCGACCTTAAAACCATCATTGATGACAGCGGTATCAATGCCATCGCCAGCCGTCTTGTGCGTACCGACAACAAAGGCAAAGTGGTGCAAAGCCTGTTATATCCGCTTGCCGTGGGCAATCTTTTAACAGGGGCAATGAACATGGCAGCCGAGCTTGGTGTACCCGTCGTCAATGCCGACATTATTAACAACGTTTAACTTCAATCCTAACCGTAGGGTGGGTTAGCGACAGCGTTACCCACCAAATTAAACCCAAACAAGGAAACATCATGAATAATGAAAACGAACCACGCATCGATACTGCAAATGTGCAAATCGTTGCTAACTCAACCCAAAAGGCTTGGTTAGCCGCCGAAGATATCAATGCCAAAATGTTTAAAAATAAAATGACAACGATTTTACTCAAAGAACTGGATGAGCCGAACGAGTATCTGCTCACCTTTGCTAAACACGAAGCTGAAGCAAGACAAGCCCAAGAACAATGGCTTGACGAATACTATCAAGACAATTAATAAGGAGCAACCCAATGGCTAAAACCACCAAAATCAAAACCGTCGCCAGCGTCTTAGCTTGCCAAAGCAAAGAGCAAGTGATGGACTTTATACGCCAAATCGGTGACAAACAGCGCGAAATCATCCGTATTGAAACCCGCATGAATGACAAAATCGCCGAAATCACCGACAGTCACAAAGGCGACATTACCAAAATCCAGCTAGAAATTCAAAGCATGACCACCGCCGTGCAAACATGGTGCGAAGCCAACCGTAGCAGCTTGCTCAAAAAAGGCTTAAAAACCGCCAATCTCATCACAGGCGAAGTCTCATGGCGGTTTAACCCACCAAGCGTCAGCCTACGCAAAATCGAAGACGTACTCGCCAATCTCAAAGAAAAAGGCTTGACCCGATTTATCCGTATCAAAGAAGAGGTGAATAAAGAAGCCATCCTAGCCGAACCCCAAGCCGTGGCAGACGTAGCAGGTATCAGCATCAAAAGCGGTAACGAATTCTTTGAAATCAAACCCTTTGAAGTGGACGTTAAATAATGGCTAAAAACCGCAATCCACCGCAAAACTTTGCTATCAAAGGTGGCTCAATCCACCTTACAGGAGCGAAGAAAAAACTTAGCGTACAAGAAGAAGAGCAACTTTGGGCAGTATTAAGTAGCCGTCATTGGCGACGAATCGCCAAGGCACTAGGCAAAGCGTTTCAACTAGCACAACAAAACCGCCGTCAGTCGGTCACTGACAATCAACCATAACCGTAGGGGCGTATTGCATACGCCCACTTTAAAAAAGGAAACAACCATGAACAAATCAGAACTCGTTAAATCAATCGCCACCAAATCGGGATTGACCGCAGAACAAGCTACCCAAGCCCTTAACGGCTTGACCGAAACCATCAGCGAGACCCTTGCCAAAGGTGAAGAAGTGGCACTCGTTGGCTTTGGCACATTTAAAGTCACCGACCGCAAAGCCAAAACAGGTCGCAACCCAGCCACAGGCGAAACCATCCAAATCCCTGCCAAAAAAGCCCCAGTTTTCAAAGCAGGAAAAGCCCTAAAAGACGCTGTTAACTAACTCAAAAACCCACTAAAAAAGGCGTGTTAGCCAGCCTGACACGCCTTTTTTACGACTAAAACGAGGAAAATATTATGTCAGACAAAGAAAGTATCCTACGCAAAATAAAACATTGCCTAGCACTTAGTAAGTCATCAAACGAGACTGAAGCAGCCACAGCACTACGTCAAGCTTATACCATGATGCAAAAATATGGCATCAGTATGGCTGATATAGAGCTTGCTAACATCAAAGAATCAACCGCTGATACATACGCAAGCAAACAACCTGTGTTATATCAATCTTACTTAGCTAGAGTTATTGCCACAATGTTTGGTTGCAAATTTTACATTGAAGGCAAGATTGATGGCTGGTACTACGACAAGATTAAATATCAGTATTCATGGGTGTTTGTAGGTGTCGAAATGTATGCAGAAATCGCAAGCTACGCTTTTGATGTACTAAATAGACAGCTTAAATCTGCTAGACGTGCCTATATGGCAAATGAGTTAAAGCGTGTACGTCTAGCCAAAAACAAATACGCTAGAGCTGATGAGTTTTGTCTTGGTTGGGTCGATAGTGTCAGACAACTCATACAAAACCTTGTACCACCAAACATTGATATGGCTTTGATAGAGCAATTTCTTAGTAAAAAAGAACTCACTACTAGCAAAGCATTGGATAGAGTAAGTCATTCAAAAGCTAAATCAGCTACTAACGATTATCACAATGGGCGACAACAAGGTAAAAATGCCCAGCTACATAATTCCATGCACAGCTCAATCTACAGCACTGGATTACTGGACGGCTAATCATGAACCCAGCGACCCAAAACCGACTAACCCGATACCGCCAACATATAGAGACACTCATGACAGCAGACATTAAATCAACCACGCCTAATCATAGCAAAGGCTTAGACCGCAAAAAACTTATCCAGCTTATCCACATCGCTAAATCACAACTGCACCTAGACGATGACACCTACCGAGCCAGTCTAATCCGCATCACAAGCAAAAACAGTACTAAAGCCATGACAATACCTGAGCTTAACAAAGTCCTAGACGACTTCAAAACCAAAGGCTTCAAAGTCGCCCCCCAAAAAGCAGGCAAACTCAAAAAAGCCGATGACGACCAATCCAAACTTATCCGCCACCTATGGCTATCCCTGCACGCATTGGGCGAAGTCCGTGACCCCCGAGAATCCGCCCTTGCCAACTACGTCAAACGCCAAACAGGCGTACAATTTCTACAATGGCTCACCATGTCACAAGCCAGTACCGTTATCGAATCACTCAAAAAATGGGAAATGCGTATTTTAAAACCCCGTGCCAAAGCCGTCCTTGCTGCCATACAAAAAGGCACAATCGACCATGAAATAATCACATCTGAGCTACTCAAATGGCTTATCAGCACAGGCGAAGGCAAATATAAAGCCATATCAGAAACCAATTATGCCACCTTCATCCAAACCTACGCCAAACTTCAACCACCCACCGCCTAACACCATTACGCCAACCACCGCCCCAGCACCCACTGGGGCTTTTTTATCACCAAATACGTCGCCGAAGTCGCTTTTCACCTTAAATACAAGTAAAATGATACATATTTATCATAATTTAGGTTCATATATGCCAAAGCAAAAAAGACAGCGTGGCAAATTTAACGAGCAAGCAGACCGCTTTTTCAATGACGTTCGCACCATAGGCGGTGAGACCATCGCCAAAACGCTTGATATCGACGAAGCTACCGCCACCCAAATCGCCAACGAAATCGCCCACAAACTTAGCCAATACTGGGGTGGCAGTATGTTCTACGTCCAAAAATACAGCCCTTGGGTCGCCCATGAGCGTGACTTAGCAATATGGGAGGCATTTAACGGTCGCAACCACCAAGAGCTTGGCAAACAATTTAACCTATCATTACCATACATCTATGAAATCCTCGCTCGCATGCGTAAGTCCACCGATAAACAAAAAGACCTATTCGATTTATCAGAATAG